CACACTTATGTGGCAAACACCGGAGACGCTGAGTCAATGTTCAACAACGCTCCAGCGAAATACCACATAAGGATGCCAAAGGATAAAATCTATGACCTTAGTCAAGACAAGCTAGGCATTTTCGAACAAGTCAAGAATGACCACAAGGGGTTATACGCTCCAGGTGAGCATGCCATTAGTCACCCCGACCTTGTTCATAGTAAGATTAGAGATGCAGGATTTCTTGGATTTAAGGTGGGCAGCCATCCAGATTCAAGGTTTAGGGATTCCGTGATGTTTTATCACGATGTTCCAGTAATAGGAAAAGATCACCACTTACGATCACACGACGATCAGGAACACACAGGCGTAGCCTCGGAATTTAGCGAGCATGACGGCTGGGGTTCCACCAATCTGAAGAAAGGATCATGAATGAATGGTAAAGTAGAAGCAAAGCCTGAAGAGAAGATGGATATCAACTCGTATCTACGTAAAAAGCTAAAGGTATCAAAAGCTAAAGAATCCAACCCAGAAGAAATCAAAGAAAAGTACTCTGAGCAAAAAGCGACAACCTTTAAGGACTATGCTGAAAAAATAAAAACAAAATATGCCCAACCTACAGAGCCCTCGCTGGACAGTAAGGTTGCGGATATAAAGGAAAAATTTCACCAAGATGAAAAAAGTAAGGCCGACAAGCCTGCTAGAGTCAACACTAAGCTAGCCCAAAGTAAGCCAGAAACATAATCTTACTTTGGGATAACAATAAGGATTTGAGGTTACAATGAAAAACCCAGCAAGTACTCCAGCAGCAGCCCCTAAGGCACCCACAGGTGATGCTTCAACAGCAGCTGCCCCTACGGGTACACCTAAGATGTCCGCAGCACCTAAGACGTCTACCCCTAAGAGCGCAGGAACAACTGCCCCCGATAGCGCAAGCACAACTGCCCCCGCAATGTCAGCTGCCCCTAAGGCACCAAATGCAATGGGTAAGGACGAACACACTGACGTAAATAAAGGTGATGTCATTGGCATTCAAGACAAAAAGAAGATCTCATCCGACTCCCAACCTGCTTCAAACTCCAAGATTCGATCTCAACCTAAGGCAGCAGCATCTGCCGGTGACCCTAAGTTCATGAGAAGTAAGATTAAAGCGAATAGGGGTGAGATAGGTAAGGATGAAGACGGTCCAAGTCTTAACTACGCCTCTTTCAATAAGCCTAATTCTGAAAAGCGCAAAGAGTCGGAAGCCAATGCTCAAACCATTGATTATTCTAACATGAACGCTAAAAACCCCACACCTAAGGTTTGGACTGGAGCTAAGGCAAAGCAGGTGGCAGTTCGGAAAGAGATTGACCGAAAGGCTAACCAGACCGCCAGTGAGTACTTTAAAGAAAAGTACGCAAAAAAGGCTATGAAGGATCCCGTTAAAGCCAAAAGCGTTAAAAGCGCCATAAAAAGGATTCCTCGTAATATGATCGGCAAAAGCGAAGCGATCGAAGCTTCCTTGAACACCCCATTTGTTCCACGCTTTCTTGACCTGCAAGAGCTAGCCAAGTCTTCCCCGAAAGAGGTCCTGGCTGAGATCTCTCTAGCCAAGATGGCTGAAATCATTGGGAAACTAGCTAAAGATCAAACAGTTACCCCTGAAGACGTAAAGTCACTACAAAGCTTACGCAGCACTTATGCGAAAGCTGAAGGGTACCTCAAGTTTGGCGACCATGTACCTTCCGAGGAGCCACCTCGCAATAAAGACAAAGACCCAGAAGAAATTAAAGCTGAAGGATCTGGTGGCGATGTAAGCAAGGAAGAACTAGCACCAGGTGACCCCAATGCTAGTGCAGCACCAGGCCAAATGGGCACAGATGATCGCAGTATGATCAAAGAAGAACTCAAAGCTGAATTTAAGCCCAAGTTCTACAAAAGCGCCCTCGATAAAGAAGAAAAAGGCAGTGATGTTTCTGCTGAAGAGGATCGCAAATCTAAGGGTTTGCAGTCCAAATTGATGCACGGTGATAGCAAAAAAGTTCATGGCAAAAAAACAAAACACAAAAGAGGTGGTCATGGCTCGTAAACGCAACTCTAAGTCCACGGAAGAATTGACAATAAAAAAGCGAGGACACCGGCCAAAACCCAACAAACCTATACTTAATTATGAAAGTTGGTGGACAGTTACTAGAAAAAAACACGACTTTCCTGCCTATATGAAAGAAGTTTTATATAGACATTTCCAATCCAGAGGCTTCTTAGCCAATGGGCGATACGATGAAGGCTTAGCCGACTTCGGTATTAAAGTTTAATAGCCTTTTAGGAGAAAATAGATGGCGCAGTCATATACCACAAAAGACGGACTTACTTTGACCATTCCAGGTACTTATGTAAGTACGCAGGTTATTTCCGGTCGTGCCGGGACACCTGCCGCAGGGGTTATCACTCTCATAGGTGAAGCCGACGAAGGACCACACTGGTCTAGTGAAATTGACCTTGATGGAAACTCTTTCGGATCTGATGCTTTTAACGACGTTCTAGCCAAGTATGGTAGTGGTCGTATCGTTGAAGCATTCCGAGCAGTAGTTTCAGCTTCGAACAGTACAGCAATACCTGGTTCTGTATCCCTAGTAAAGGTAATTAAAACCAATATTTCCATAGCCGCTGCCTCGACTTTTTCAAGAGCTGGCCTCGGTGAGTACGCTACACTAACCGCAAGGCGAGAAGGTGCTCCTGGAAACTTAATCAAGTATGATACCAATGCAGCACAAGAAGAGGTTGCTCCAGCTATAGACGAGCTAGCCTACACTCCAATCCTGACCGGTACGGTTGCAGGTAGCTTAAGAACTAACGGTGGAACCGCTGCTTCTGTAAGCATCACAGCCAACATGGACATTGATTCTTTTCTAGACTCAGTAGAAGATACAACCAAGGGAATCATGGCATCAGGCGGAGATCCTGTCGCTTCCTTGGGTGGCCTAAACACTGTCAGTATCACTGCTGCTGTGAGTGGCGATGACCTAATAGTCACACTGGCCTCAGGCTCTTTGTGGACAGAAGCTCCCATTGCTGGTGATACAGTTGTAATACCTAATTCTGGCCAGTATGGTGCAGCAGTAAAATCTGCGGTTGCAGGTACTACTGACGGTAACTTGGGTAGCTACATAGTTAAGTCAGTAACTAACACTCTTTCTTCAGCATCTATAACTCTAAGGCCAATCAACACCAATGCCGCTATCGAAGCTGGTTCAGGTGCGATTGATGCAGGTGAGTTGGATCTAGTAATCTGGAAGCCAGTCAGCATTTCGAATGTAACTGGACAAGCCAGAGACGTAGCTGGAAGCCTGACAACTGACTGGGAAGCTACTCTTAATGATGGAACTAACATCTCAATCGAAATAACCGAAGTCGGTACAGTTTGGGACGCCAACCCTCAAATCGGTGATACACTTCAACTCGACCTCGAGTTTGTAGGAATAAAGGCTGGTTTTTACACAGTTGTTTCAGCAACTTCTACTACAGTTTCTGCTTATAGAATCTCCGGTGGAACTGCAACCGGAGTAGGCGCAGCCACAATCGCTGGTGCAGCCGCAGGGTTTACTTGCTTAAAGCCAGTAATCGATGGACTAGGTAAGACATTAGAAGTAACTGGCAACTGGGATTCAATCCTACGAGAACTAGACGGAGACGCAGCTCAAGCTGGCGGTGATCTTTACTACTCAGAAGCTGAATACATCTCTGAGACTCTAGTTAACCGAGAGCCGATAGTCAACTCTTTTGAAGCTGGTGGCGATGTCGTTTTGGCAATCGGATCTGCTGAAGACGATGCTGAAGTTGTAATCGATGACGAAACAATGACTTTCAAGATCGACTCTGTTGTGGTTTTCACAATCTCTTTCGATCAAGCTAAGACAATACAAGACACAGCTGACCTCATTAACGCTCAGCAAGACTTTACAGCACAAATACCGAATGCTCAATTCAACCTAGCTAGGCCATCTGATCTAGATCGAGGGACTTACAATCTTAGTTCTTCTCTAGGTGGAAGACCTGGTCGTATCAAAAAAGATGCTACTGCTTGGGTTTCTTCAGTGAGTGGTTCTGGACTAGCAACTGTTGAGCTTGTCGGCCAATCTGGACTACCTGAATCATCTGCAAACTTTGCTTTTCTAAGTGGAGGAGCAAAGGGTGGTACAACTGGTGCTCAGGTTACAGCGGCAATCGACGCAGCCTTGGGAGTTACAACTAATTTTGTATCATCCCTCTTCGCTGACGATGCCTCTAATGACATCACCGCTGGTGAAACTGAGTCATCTTCAACATACGCAATTGACGCAATTAATGCTGCTCTTAGGGCTCACTCTACTCTAGCAAGCTCTCTTGAAAACCAGCAAAACCGTCAAGTGGGTATGGCTAAAGACGCTACCTTCGCAGATCAAAAGCAAGCAGTTAGCTCTGTAGGCACTTTCAGAGGTTTCTTCGGATTCCAAAGAATTAACTTGCAGACTTCTGACGGCACCATCAAAACATTCCAACCATGGATGCACTCACTTCTAGCCCTAGGGTTACAAGCAGCTGCTGGATACAAAGGAATAGTTAAAAAGGGTGTTGCAGTACTTGGCATAAGCCACTATGACAATGGGTTCAACCCCAGGTCACGCAGCAATGTCAAATCAGCGATTTTGGCTGGAATGACTCCAATCGAACCTATCAGTACTGGCGGGTTCCGATTTGTAACTGACCAAACCATGTACACACTAGACTCAAACTTCGTTTTCAATAGTCTACAGGCAGTTTATATCTCTGACCTTATGGCCATAACTCTTAAAGAGGCATTCGACAGGCAAATTGTTGGACAGTCAGTAGCTGATGTTACAGCTAATGCTGCACTAGGATTCCTGGACGCCCAAATGTTCAACTTTAAGAGATTGCGATGGACTTCTACTTCTGATGACGCACCTAAGGGTTACAAAAACGCTGTGGTCAAGATCAATGGTGGAGTTATGACTATCTCTTTGGAAGCCAAGCTGGCCGGACTGATCTACTTCGTTCCAATCAGCCTGTCTCTTTCTGAAGTATCACAAGAATCTAGCCAATAAGGGGCACTAAATAATGGCACAAGCAAAGATTTTAACCGGAGCACGGGCAAAGATTACGATAGCGGGCAACCCTGTCGGTCTTTTCGCCAACTGCTCATGGTCAATTAGACAAGACAAGGCACCAGCCTATATTCTAGGTCGGTATAACCCTGCGGAAATCACTCCAACATCACAAGAGCCTGTTTCTATGTCTCTTACTGGTTACCGAGTGATTGACTCTGGTCCATATGCAGTAGCTAACGCTTCTCTTCTCAAGGACCTCCTCACTGAAGAGGATTTCAACGTGACGATACAAGATCGCCAAACGGGAAAGACTATCTTTCAGGCATCAGGTTGTAGGGTTAGCGGGTGGAGCTCTGGAGTATCTTCTAGAGGTGTTTCTGATGTACGTATTGACGTAATCGGACTCGTCGGTGAAGATGAATTCGGACTTGCCGGTGGTGGCGATGCTGATCCTGGCGCATCTAGCTTAGATGACAGTTAGGCTTTTTCTTAAAAGACACCTTTCCAACTCACAAACAGTAACGTAAAGTATGAGAGTGGCTAACAGCCCTCTCGTTTTTTTAAATTCAGAAACAACGGTTTTCTGTTTCAGTGCGCCCTTTTGACTTAATTTTGAATGGAGTGTGGTATAATGTCACTTTTCCGGGATCGTCCCAATTTTCGACCGTTTATGTATAGCCCCGCAGAACTTTACACCGCAAGACAGCGCAAAGTCTTCTGGATTCCAGAAAAGATCAGTCTTACCGCTGACATTCAAGAATACCACGTAGTGTTCAATGAAGGCATCAAGCATGCCATCACCACCAGTCTACAGCTATTTACTCACTATGAAGTGGGAGTTGGTGACTTTTGGTCAGAAGTGGTTTACCCAAGATGCAAGCCCCATGAAGTGAAAATGATGGCCGCTATGTTTTCCGCTATGGAACTAGCCGTCCACGCTATTTTCTATGACCGCCTTAATGATGAACTAGGCTTGTCTACCAAAGAATTCTATATGAGCTACCTAGACAATCCAGACATGGTTAGTCGCATGGAGCTCATCAATCAACATCTCCGAGTGAAAAACAATCAAGAATTACCCTTAGCTATGGCTCTGTTTAGCTTTATCGAAGGTGTGGTTTTGTATTCGTCGTTCACTCGGAGATGTTGATTGATGA